TAGCAGTATTTGAAGCAGAGCTTTGTAAGTTGCTGAACGAAAAGAACGATGCAATGACATTGTTTAATCAGCCTCTCTACAGAACAAACAGGGAGATCCCGAATGCAGGCAACATTCGTATGGCTCCCGGTCAGATCCTGCCTTATGACATTCAGCCAGTAGCACAGCAATCTCCACCTATCAGCTTTGATCAGCAGATGAACCTGATGCGGGAGATAGCCCAGCAAAGGATCAGCACGCCAGACTTTGGATTAAATCAGACTCTAGCTTATCCAGAACGAAGAACAGCTACAGAGGTTGAAGCCGTTAGTAGCCTTTACCAGCAGAGCACAGATCTGAGGATGAGAATCTTCAGGATTGCTTTAGGAAAACTTTACAGAATGAGCTGGTCGATGCTGCAGCAATATGATGCTACAGATCTGAACTACTGGTATCTGGACACAGCTCAGGAAGTGCCACAGGAGGCACTCAGTCAGAATTACAACATTCAACCTACTGGATCGGCAGACGGAGTTAATAAACAGTTCTTATTCCAGAAAGCGATGACTCGCTTGCAGATGTTCAATAATGATCCTTTCATTAATCAGGGACAACTCAGGAAGTCCGTACTGGAAGCAGATGATGCGACACTGGTGAAGAGATTATTTCAAGATCCAGATATACAGGCATCAGATCAGGCAGAGCAACAAGCTGAAGAAATCGGAATCTTGAGACTAGGATTCCCTGCACAAGTTAAGCCTGCTGATGATGATCTGGTACATATCCAGACAGTGATGCAATACATTCAACAGAGAGCACAAGAAGGGGCAGCACCTGAGCCAATAGAAGGGCAGATGTTGCAACAGCACTTGGCTGCACACGTTAATCAGTTGAAGGAAAAAGACCCGAAAGCAGCTACAGAAATTGAGCGTGATCTTAATGACTTTTTTGAGCAAGCAGCTCAAGCAGCGAATAATGAACAAGCTAATGCAGAAATGGCGAACGCTGAGGGCGTTCAACCGGAACAACGGATACCCGAAACCCCAGCAGTGGAGTGATCAGGATACGGAAGCACTCAGAGCTTTCTTCGGTTCAACAACAGGCCAGAAGTTAAATAGTTCTTTATTGTCGTTGCACTTGCATCAAATGGAGAAACTAATATCCAGCAGCAAGGCTAATCTCGCTTATGAAGCAGGTTGGGCTGCAGGTTTTAAGGGTGCTCTGGCATCTATTGACGGGCTAATGGTAAGACAACCAGAAAAAGCTCCAATAGAAGAAGGAGTCACAGATGATCTTGGTTGGTTATTGAACCCTAGAACTAATTAGAATTTATGTCTGAAACTGAAACAGTACAAGCTGGTGAGGTAGAAATCACACGCGAACAGCTATTAGGGCAGATTGCTGAAATAGATGGCACTGCCCCCGCGAGTGATACTGCGAGCACCCCAACCTCTGACAACGCAGCGGAGGAACCAACTAGCGAGACGGTCAACGTAGAAGACAAACCCAAGGAAGAAGCTCCTGAGCCTAAAGAACAGGTAGAACCTTCTGAGGAACAACCGAAATCGAAATACTCCAGAGCTAAAAAAGCCCAAGATAGAGCTAATAAAAGCTGGAAGGAAGTAAACGCAGCTAAAGAAGAATTAAAGCAAGAACAAGCAAGGTTGGCACAAGAACGCCAAGAGCTTGAAGCTAAGAAATCAGATGCGTTCTCAGATATTCAGCAGCGAAAAGAAGCGGCACAATTTACTCCTGATGACTATGAGCAAATCGCTCAGGAATATCGGGAGGAAGGTCGTGACGATCTCGCAGAGTTAGCACTTCAAAAAGCTAAAACAGCAAAGGAAACAATCCAGCAGCAGGAAATCCTCAACGCACAGAGGACAGTAATGGAACAATGGGAGGCAAATTTGAGCCAGCAAGTGAAGGATAATCCGTCACTACAGGATCAAGACTCCGAACTGTATAAATTCACTTCTGAATTGCTTGATAGAAAGAAGATTTTGGCAACGTACCCAGAGGGCATCAACGATGCAGTGGAAGCTGCTAAACAGTTTATTAAGGCTAAAAGAGTTGATACCTTGGAAGCTGAAAACTCCAAGCTTGCCCAGCAGGTGGAAGAGTTAAACGGCAAACTACAAATAAACGGAACAACCGTTGACCAATCGGGTAGATTGGAATCCTTCAGTAATATGAGTACAGACCGACAAAGGGATGAACTTCTAAAAATGGTGAAGGATCACGATCAACGGGGTGCAGTTATTAACTTATAAATAAAATAGAAAAATGGCAGGAATTACAGATACCTCATCAACTGGTATTAGCAACAGTTTACAGGCGTATTTCAGTAAAGAACTATTAAAGCAAATAGTTCAAAATATCGTTCTAGAGCAGTTTGCCAAAAAGCAAGCTCTTCCAGAAAAGGCGGGGAAAAACTCAGTTAGGTTTTTCCGTTATGTAGAACCAAACACGGCAGACGTTAAAGACCTTGCTCAAGGTGAAGGTTGGGACAACTCAGGGACTCCTACAGCTTGGGGTAAGTCAGGATACAAAGAAATGACTCTTGAGTATGTTGACGTAACACTCAGCCAGTACGGTCAGGTGATTGGTATTTCTGACCTACTTACAGCTCAGGAATTATTTAATCATATGGAGCAGGCTACTACTGTTAACGGTCAGGACGCAGCTCTACATTTGGATACTAAGATTGCATATACTTTAGGTGATGACACTTCGATCACTGGAGGCACTACAATTACAGCTAACAAGATCAGCCGTTTTGCTGGTGCTTCAGCTTATTACTCATCAGCTCCTACATCGTCTCAGGTGATGACAGGTCTTGAGTTATTGGACACAGCTACAGCTCTGAAGGTTAACAATGCTCCAACCACTAACGGCTATTACACTGCTGTTGCTGATCCTAGAGTATTGCGTGATCTGCAGAATGATTCTGATTGGATTAGTTCCCGTCACTACGGTGATCCTGATGCAATTATGAAGGGTGAAGTCGGGCGTTATGCAGGAATCCGCTGCATCGAAACGACTAATTCTTATCAGACTGAACACGGAAATGCTACTAAGCGAGTCACTTACAACGCAACAGGTGGAGTTTACTCTACGTTTGTCTTTGGTGATCAAGCCTTTGGCACTGTAGATTTAGCTTCTCAGAGTCCTTATGCTCCTAAGATGTCTATTGCTCAGGGACCAGACAAAACTGATCCACTAGCACAGCTCACCACTGTTGGCTTCAAGACCTACTACGGTCAGAAGATCCTACAGCCAAAATTCTTGGCTCAGGTTTATAGTGGTACAAACTACAGCTAAGATTATTAACCACTGGGAGGGGGTAATTCCCCTCCCGGTTTATACTTATGCCAAACGTAATGATACCAGTAGCCAGCCTTCAAATGGCAGGCGAGGAGGGTGAGGTTCTCTCACCTGAAAAAGGTGATGCAGTCTCTTTCACTATTGAAGGGACTGTTTCAGAAATGGACGGGGATATGGTCGAGATTGCTATGGAAACTGTCAACGGAGAGCCTGCTTATCCAGCAGAGGAAACTGTTGTAGAAGAGGAAGTAGTTGAAGAAGGACCGGGCCGCGATGAACTAATGGCAGAGATGATGAAAATCGACGCTGAAGGAGGATTATAATAATGCCAATAATTGGAAAAGCACTAGAAGGCCGACAGTATTCAACTGACGGAGGAAATAACAACGTAAAAACAATTGCTATAGAAGCTCCTAACGGAGATGAATCTACAGCAAATTCAGCAACTCCTTTCTTAGAGTTTACAAACGCTAAGATCGACGGAAGTGATAAGAGCGGGAGCACAAACTTAACTAAATATAATGTAGACAGTTTGACTCCCGGTGCAAGTGATGTTCAAGGGGTTCTTGTTAGTATTAACGGGGTTAAATATTGGATACCAGTTTTTAAAACTGATTAATGCCTTTGTTAGATTATAGGAATGTTGAGACAGGTGAGGTTAGGGAAATCCTAGCCTCTCCTGATCTTGATAGTTTTGAAGAAGGAGGCCAGAAGTGGATGAAGGTTGATGTACCAACCAGTTTCAGCTTCGGAGGCCAACAAAAACCACTCTCTCCTAAAGAACAGATTAAGAGATCTTGTAGATCTGCAGAGATGAAAGCAGGAGGGTGGAAAAGTCGCTACACAAAGCGACAAATGAAAAAGATTTGGAATTTATAAAAAATGAGCGCACAAAACGATGTTCTCCACAACTTTGGTGAAACAATAAACCTAGAGCTATCTGTCCCTACGGGATCAGTAACAGATTCAACAATTCAAAGCTCGATGAGTCCGGCATTCCTGTTGATTCAGAATGTTGGGACAGTACCAGTATTTTACAGACTGACAAAAGACGGTAATGCAAGCGGATCAACAAAATGCGCTACTACGTCAGGTAATTACACAGGAATTCTTTCAGCTTGTACTTCAGATGAAGATGGAACTGGAGGAGCTATCACTTTTGCAGGTTACACAGCGGGACTAAGTTTCTGCACAGCAACAGGTACAGGTAAAGTGAACGTAGCCTACAGCGGTAGGATGGGGAACTAAACGATGGGAATAGCCAACATAATTAACACCTCCACATCAAGCGGAGGAGGCGGTGGTGAAATAATCCGCGAACTTGTCAATAGTTCAGACGGGCAAGGACTGTATTTCTCTAACACTGGTTACATCCACCTAGCCAACAATGCAGCAGCAGAATTTGGTACAAGCGATTTCTCAATAGAGTTTATCTTGAATCAAACTGGAGAGGTTGGATCAAGCGGAGGATCAATCTATCAATCTGCGACTACAGCTAATAATAAATTTTCTATTGAAAATCACGTTTCCAGCAATGTAGTTAAACTGATTTTCTTCAACGCTGTAGGAGCGGCAGCTCAGTATGATCTGTCGTATAATATGGCAGCAGATTACAACGAGCCTACGCATTACGTTGTAAGCTGTGACAGATCAGGCAATGCAGTTTTATATCGTAACGGCACAGAAGTTGCATCTGTCTCTATTGCTGCATCAGCATCAACTAATTTAGGTGATGGTGTTTCGTCCACAGCAATGATCGGCAACTCTGGATCTGGATATACATTTCTAGGAGGACTGTACAGATTTAGGACTTGGAATAAAGCACTCACACACGACGAAGTAGACACCTGTTTTCAGAGGGCTGATGTTCCGTTTGTTGACCAGTACGGCAGTGAGACTAATTTAGTTGCTGGTTACAATTTTACGAGCGGGTATGCAGCTTATGGTTCTGGAGGTATAACAGATTCAAACACTTATACAACTGGTGGAGCTGGTTCTGGCATTCAGAAGAGTCTGCTAACGGTTGGTAAGAAATATCGGGTAACTGTTGCGGGATCTTCATCTTCTGGTGACTTCCAACTGCAAGCTTATGGCACTTGGACAGTGTTAGCCACTGGATTTGGAACTCACGAATTTACAGCAACCACAGCGTCAATTGCTTTAACTGCAACTGCATCTAGTACAGTTGATATAACTACATTTTCTTTAACTGCTATCGGAGCAGTCACCGACTACGACCTCGCATTTGCAAATCCAACGCAGTCAGCAATGTGCCAAGATCGAGCAGGAAATTCTGACGGAACAATGGGAGGCACAATTCAGCAGACGCAGAAGATTGTTCAACTTAACAGTACGAGTGCAAGAATTGGAACTGTTTCAAGTTCTGTCGCTGACGGTTCATTAGCAATTGGGAACAAGCAAGCCGACGCGCACTCCGATGCTAACGAGTTGATTATTGCAACTTCATCCGGAAGCGGTGGGATGACGATTAACACGGCAAACAACGCTGGCGGGTCGATTTATTTTGCAGATGGCACAAGTGGTGATGATTTGTATCGCGGTTATGTGGTGTACAACCACTCTTCTAACTTGATGGCATTAGGAACGGACGCACTCACTCGTTTAACGATTGATTCGGCGGGACAAGTGGGCTTGTCTACAACGCCAAACATTGGAGGAGCAAACGCAAACAATACAATTTTAAGTCTTAAAGGAAAAGCGGCGGCGTATGGCGGCATTATAGAGATGTCAAATTACGGTACTTCTGGCAACGGTCAGACGCTTGGCTCAATTGGTTATTTTGACCCGACAACTGCGGTAACAAAAAATGCAGAGATAGAAGTGCTTCGAGAGTCTGCGGATGACGATGCTAAGATGGTGTTTAAGACCAAGCCGACCGGAGGGACAATTGCTGCTAGAATGACGATTTCATCGGCGGGAGATGTTTCGTATGGTGCTGGAAATTCTAAAGAGGCCACAATTCAGTCAACAAATTCTGGTCGCGTTGAAGGCAATCCTGCTTACTCATTTCGCGGTGATTTAGACACCGGAATGTTTAATCCGAAC